CTGGTACTCAAAATCCCGACCTTGCCTTGGAGAGCTTGGTACGGAACCATCGGAGTTCAGATGTTTTACTTCTGGAAACCGAGGAGTACGACCGTCCTTCAAACGATACAGCATTGCTGCTGTGACACCTAACAGATTATTAGGGTGTCGCACCTCAAGAGGTGTCGCTTGGAATCTTAGGCCAGATATACCCTCCCAGCCGCGATCATTGCTGATAACGAACTGGGAGGTCTGGCTCTCGTCCCAATTACCACAGATACCATCGGAATCTCCGGCGTGAGCCGGGACCCTCAGGTTCTGAGCGATTGAACGAGGAACCGCTTTAACGATTCGGCTCCACGCAGGGCGCAGGATAGCATCGCAGCCAAGGCTGCCTGCTCTCTCATGTGCCTTACGACGGAGACCATTCGCGAGGCGGAAGTGGGTTTCAATCCCATCAAGATTCTCTTTTTGGAAAAAGGGACGGACTTCATGCCCATCGTAGAAGTCCTTGCCACAACTCTCTCGAAAGGGGCCCTCTCGGAATGACTTGCTGCTATTCGCAGAAAAGCCACAGAACGAAAGGACCTCGATAAGGAAGTCGTAGGCTTTGGACGGAACGATGATGTCGTCACCGTAGACTCTCACCTCGAAAGGATCAAGCTCCAGAGACTGCACGCAAGAGACCGCAAGACTCCAAAAGATCAGAGTCTCGAGCTCAAACGTGTAACCGTTCCCCATTGAGGAGAACTTCTCATACCTTAACCATTCTCCGTCCAATAAGCCGACTTTAGATCGGCAAAGATCAAGCCTCTCGAACCACTCATGTGGTAAGAGAAACCGGACCAATTCACGAGCAACAGTATCGCTCGCTGAGGACAGGTCAATAGTAGCAAGAGAGCCGTCGATTGAACCCCGACGAGCCATTTCCTGATTAGGGACTTGGTCATCAAGACTCAATCCGCACTTAAGCCAAAGCTTTCTCCGCATCAGTTTGCCTAGCCCAAGTTGGGCATAGACATTCATCAGCGGTTCGATCGCAATGGTTCGGTGCGTGACAGCGGTTTTGGGCACGAACGCTATACGGTTGCCTGGGACTAGGCTCATCTCCTCCCGCGTGACAAAGGGCCAAAAGCCTTCTATCTCGCAGTTGGTCACTGACCTAGCCCAATGAGGCTGGCTTTGCACAAGCAGAGCCCCGATCTCCGCCATGTCGTGAGACACAGACGGACTGACTTGCAGCTTATCGTAAAGGGACGTTAAGCCCCTTGCCTCGGAGTGATTAAAAGCACCGGGGCCAAATCGACAAGCGTCGAGCCACTCACGAGTATTCACATGCAAACCCAGGACCCTCTGAACCTCCACAGCGGCCGCTACTATAGCAGCCTCGACTGGGGGGCGGGCGTTTTTAACGCCCGCACAGAAAGACCTGAACCGCATGTTAGTCTCGGCACACGAAACCTCCGCGGCGAAGAATTTCTCCTTCGCTGTCATAAGAGGATCCACACCTTCTATCTCTAGAGGGGCCTTCTTAAGGAAAGAGACGGCTTGATAGTCATCTCTAAACCTAGTGGGCAGGGTATAATCCCTAGGATCGACAGTCTTGCGGACAAGCTGTTCAACCTCGTTATAACGGAGCAAAATCTCACAGCTAAGTGAGACCGGTGTGTTGAGTGACTCAAACAAATCAACGGCAACACTCTTCAAAACCCCGGGAGGGGACTTGAAGCTCCTGCACATTGCGTGCAGGGTTCCTAAGAGGGCTCTTTTAGTAGAGTTTTCCCTCTGTCTGGTCAAG